CACCTTATCACATCACCACAAGACCGGCTCCTATCATTCGTAAAGGATGATCCTGTTCGTCCTGAAATCCCTGTTGATTTCAGAGTCAAAGACAATCGTTTTATCGCTACCCTCTTAGTCGATGAGCGGCCTACGGCTATGGTATGTATTTCCCTTCACGACTTTGTTCCTCAGACAGTAGAAGACCTAGCCAAGACTAGTCAAGAGCCTACTACGGCCGTGTTCTACACTATCTGGAGCTACAAAGCAGGCAGTGGCGCAGAACTACTCAAGCGTGTACTACCTGAATTGAAGGCCAAGTACCCTACACTCACTACATTTGTCACTCTATCACCAAAGACAGAGTTGGCCAAGCGTTTTCATCTAAAGAACGGCGCTGTTGTATTCCGTGAGAATACAGATACTGTCAACTACGATTACTCAATCCAGCGATAAATATCCTTAGCATTACAATAAGGAGAATAACAATGCCACAGTACGCAAGATTTAGATTCACAACGCCTGACCGTCAGGCGTTTCTGGACAGACAGAAGGCAAAGCAAGAGTACATTGCTAAGGCACTAGCTGAAGCCAAGAACGCAACAGTTACCAACAATATGTTTCAAGTTGGCTACTCTAGTGGCATTTCATACGCCTGTCGTATCTTAGACAACCCTAGTATCAACCACGTATTCTTAGCACACATTATTGCTTCACTAGGTCAGGAAGAAGATTCAACCGACTACACATCAGAAGAAGTTATCAAAAAGTGGAACGATAGTCGTGCCTTAGTTGATGCTGGTATCGCTGAAATTGCCGCCCACCGTGATGAGGTCGCACTAGCACAAGCTGAAATCAATCGCTTACAGGGTAATATTCCTGGCATTTACAATGGTCGTTTTGCTCAACCAACAAAAGCAAAACAAGATGCTAAACGTGCCGAAATTGACGCTCAAATTGCCGCTAACCAAGCTCGTCTAGCTCGTGCTATTGAAGCGGCTAAGATTACTCCTAATGTAGACCCAGACGCTTGTATCAAAGCAGTTGACTTTATCAATGACTGTGTGAACGGTGTATTCGGCTTAGCTGGTACAGTTTGCGGCGCTTTCAACTTGGTCATTCCAAGTGGCAACCAAATCATCAGTAGCTTCAACAGTAACCGTGAGTTGGTCACCAAGTACTTTGTACAAGAGAAATCTCGTCAAGGTAAGTAATACTATGACTACACAATAAAGGCACCTTAGGGTGCCTTTTTATTTGACAATAAATGGAATTCCTACTACAATACTATTTTTAGCTTGATGGAGAACTAAGATGAGTATTCCAGTAGTTGATCTTTCTCTGTGCGAATTCAACAAAGAACGCAAGGTCCTTAAGTTGACAAGTGAATACTTTGGTATGCCATTGACCTTCTGTGTTAGGAGCCATCACACTGGTAAAACTGTTCGGTTTGTTCCTGTGACGCCCGCTGACAAACTTTTTGACCAGGATCACTGGGATGGTGAACAACAGATTTATCGGCCTGTTGGTCACGCGCCCAACGTCGATCACATGGTAATTTATAACGAATTTTAAAAATATTTTTAAAAATGGTTGACAGATAATTCCATTTTAGTTATAATAACACCATCGCAACAAACAACAGAGAAATATCATGACTCAGTTCACTATCAACAAAGAAATCAACATCAAAGATATCGGCGCTAGTGGTTCAGGTCGCGTTACTGCTAAAGTAACTGGCTACTGGTCACGTGACTCTATTACAGTTTACATCAATCGTGGTTACTACGGTAGTTTCGAGTGGTCATTCACTCTGACACACTCTTCCGGTGGCCGCGACACTAAAGAAGTTGAGAGCGATTTGGAAGCAGCCAAAAACTTTGGCGCCGCTATGATCGCAATGGCAGAATATGCTGAAGAATTGAAGGCTCTCGCACCTCAGTTGGAGCAACACTATCAAGCACAACGTGCTATTGAACGTGCTGAAGAAGCCGCAATTAAACAAGCTGAGCAAGAAAAGTTCGATACTGATACTCCAGTTGGCAAAGCTATGGCAGAAGAAATGATGGCAAAACTTCTTGAGCAACGCAATGACGGTTACGTTGTTGCTTATAAGCGCGGCCAATCTCGCGGTCGTTCTATTCAAATTTCAAAAATTCGTCGTGCTGTGTACTTCCTCGAAGGTCGTTCTGTTAGCAAGCAAGACGCAATCAAAGCACTGGCCGAAAGTTCTGCTCGTAGCTACTTGAACGTTGTTCTGTAATTGGAGTTTGATGACTGATAAACTTCAGTGGCTGGGCGCAATCGTAGTGATTGTTGCCCAGCTTATAAATTCTTTGTTTATAGAGTTGTATCCATACAACATAATGTTGTTTACTTTAGGAAGCATTATATTCTTAGCATGGGCTATCTTAGTTAAGAATAAACCACAGATGGTTGTTAACATAGTCATTCTAACAACGTGCATCGCTGGTCTCTATAAAGCATTTATTTGACAATAAATGGAATTCCTGTTACAATACTTGTATTGACACTCAACTAGGAGAAGATATATGGGTTACCGCATTCTTAACATCACGCAAGAGTTCCGCGACAGCTATACCCCTCGTGATGGCTTAGAAGGTCCATTCTTCTATGATGGTGGCTCTGTTCTGTACTATGACCCACGGGAAGGTAAGTACTTGAACCCTAAGACTGATATGTATCTGACGTATGATGAATATCAGAATTTCCCGGGTGTTACTATCTAAGGAGATTCTATGACACAAAAACACCTGTACTTCGGTTACGGTATGAATACCGACCCTGAACAAATGCGTATGCGTACTGGTCAGCCATTGCCACTTGGCCGTGGTATGATTCGTGACCACGCATTTCGCTTCGCACTTCACGCTGACGTTTATCCAAAGAAGGGCGTAAACACTTATGGCGTATTGTGGGAAATTGACGATGAAGCTCTCAAGTCGCTTGACAATCGTGAAGGCTATCCTTACTACTATGACCGCAAGATGGTCACTGTAGAAGCAAACGGCACTACATATCAAGCATGGATGTATTACATGACGCCTGGTCATCCAGATCGTCTGCCATCTAAGGGCTACTATGATATGCTTCACCGTGGTTACACTACATTCAACGTGCCCCTCACACAAATCGAGGAAGCGTTCGAGCGTAGTTCTATTGCTCCGGACTCTAGTATTGACCTAGATACTTACAAGTTCAATCGTGCTGTAATCGCCTATCAAAACAAAGGTTACAGCGGGTTGACAACTCGCAAGATTCGCTGGTTTGATAGCTACACTGATCTTATCAAGTATACTCATGGTCGCAAGATGCTTCGTCGTGTTGAGCAAGAAGCTAAACAGTGTTGTATTTCAGTTGAGCAGATGGCAAGTGATTATGTCAACTACGATGAAATCACCGTGCCTAGTCATTTCCGTGTTCGTGACAGTCACGATGTTATTTTTTAAGGAGTAATCATGGGTGCAGAAGTTTTTATGACATATTCTCGTGGCGAGACTGCTGAAGAGGCATTCAATGAAGCAGTGCGTCGAGCACAGTATGACCACGGACATAGTGGTTACAGTGGCACTATCGCTGAGAAGGACAGTTTTGTCATTATCAAGGCCCCTAAAGATACCACAAACTTCAGTGGCTATGCTGACAAACTGATCGAGGATTGTGATAGTCGTATTGATGACAAGTGGGGTCCTGCTGGGTGTATTCCAGTGGGTGAAGATAAATTTCTGTTTTTTGGTTGGGCAAGCTCCTAAAATTTGACAATAAATGGAATTCCAATTACAATACTTGTATTGACACTCAGAAAGGCACTCCAAATGGCATACGTATCACAAGAAATGAAAGCAAAGTTGGCTCCTACTATCAAGGCTATCTTGAAAAAGTACGGCATCAAAGGAACTCTTTCAGTTAACAATCACAGCACTCTGGTACTCAATATCAAGTCTGGTAAGATTGATTTTGTTGAGAACTATATCACCACTGATGCCGCCCAGCCCCACGCTGGCAAAATGTCGGCTGACCAAATTGCTTACATTCGCAAGAACCAGTCATTGGATGTCAACACTTACTGGGTTAATGAACACTACACTGGTTTTGCCAAACGTGCTCTGCGTCTGCTTATTAGCGCCATGAAGGGCCCAGAGTTCTTTGACCACACCGACGCTCAGATCGATTACTTTAACCGCTCTCACTATATCGATATCAACATCGGCAAGTGGAACAAACCCTACACTGTAGAGTAAGCATGGCAATGCTACTCTTTTATCCAGGCTTCTATGCCGCCTTATGTGGCGCCATCTGGTATGTGGGTGGCCCAGATAAATGGAATTCAGTCTATGCTATGATGTGGGACGGCACTAGTACCGGATTCATAGCCGCGCAACTTTACATTTTCTTTTACGGCCTGGTTGAACTTTTCTTTGGAATTCCACTGAAACTTCTTGGCGTGATTTGACAATAAATGGAATTCCAATTACAATACTTGTATTGAAACTCACAAAGGAACTGAAATGGCAACTCGCTCTACCATCGCTCTCGAATATGCTAACGGCACTGTTCAGCAAGTTTACTGCCACTGGGATGGCTATCTGGATCACAACGGTAAAATTTTGTTGAACAACTGGAGCGATCCATTCAAACTTCAACAGTTGATTGAATTGGGTACTGTTAGCTCATTGAGCACTGATGTGGGCACACAGCACCCATTCAACAACCCCCACACTTATGGCACTGCCGCTTATGGTGCACACGAAGCGGATCACAAGCATATGACTACGTTTTATACACGTGATCGTGGCGAAGACCTTCATGTGAATACGTTCAAGGATTTTGAGGATTATAAGCGCAATCACCAATACGAAGAATTCGAGTACATCCTGCGTAATGTCGATAATGTTCCTACATGGTTCGTGTGTACGTATGAGACTGACGGCTACGAGGTATTGACTGATGTTATGGAACGTGTCGCTCGTGAAATTGCAGAGGAAGAAGAATGAGTCAAGAAATTATAAATCTGTGTATTATGTTCAGTCCCATCTTTGTGATGGGTATCGCTTTGATTATCAAAAAGGAAATTTAAAATGAATACGGTATTCGCTATCGTCGGTGCTATCGCTATTGTTATTGGGTATAGCTTCTTGCTATCTTGGCCAGTTTATATGCTGTGGAACGGCTGTCTGGTTGATGCGGTGACTATTCTGAAAGAGGTCACTTGGCTCCAAGCCTGGGGTATCAATTTGCTTTGCGGTATGATGTTCAAGGCGACCATCACGACCAAGAAGTAATTTGCCAATAAATGGAATTCCTGTTACAATACTTGTATTGAAACTTAAACGGAGATAGAAATGCCTCGTGAAACTAAAGCACAACGTCTTGAACGTATGGCGGCTGAACTGGCAGCCGCTCGTGAAGCAGAACGTCAAGCATATCCTGCCCGTTTGATGGCTGTATTGGAGCGGCTGAACAACCAATACAACACCGAACTCAAAGTTGTGGGTGGCCTCTTTGTGGTCAAAGTTAACGCAACTGCCCGCTTCGGTAATGAATATTCTTTGTCGTATTCTTACAACGAAAGTACTCAATCTGCCTTACAGGAACTTGAGTGGGAATTGGATGCGGTAGAGGAAGCACAAGCCGAAGAACGCCGTAAGCGTGAGGTTCGTGAGACTGCTAAGCGTAAATTACAGGAAGCACTCACTGCCGAAGAGCGTGAATCGCTCGGTCTGTAATTTGACAATAAATCAGATTCCAATTACAATACTTGTATTGAAACACACACAGGAAAGAAAATGATTCTCACAAACGCACCTCAGAATGAAGCTACTCTCTCCAACGTAGGCGAGATTGGTGAGTTCCGTATTCGCAATTCTGCTAAGGCATTCTCTATCCTGTCTAGTGGCTTGTACGCAAACAAGATTCGTGCCATCATTCGTGAATTGTCTTGTAACGCTATCGATGCCCATGTTGCCGCTGGTACACAAGACAAGCCTTACGAAGTTCATCTGCCTACTGCTCTTGAGCCACACTTCTCTATCCGTGACTACGGTACTGGTTTGAGCCATGAGCAAGTCACTCAAATCTATACCACCTACTTCGAGTCTACCAAGACTAACTCTAACGAGTTCATTGGTGCACTGGGTCTGGGTTCCAAGTCACCATTCTCGTACACTGACAACTTCACCGTTACTGCTATCAAAGATGGTCGCCGTGGCATCTACACTGCCTTCATTAACGAAAGCGGTGTACCTTCAATCGCCCTGATGTACGAAGAGCCCTGTCTCGAAGACAATGGCGTAGAAGTAAAGTTCTCCGTCAACGAGCGCTATGACTACTCTAAGTTCCGTGACGAAGCTCGTTATGTGTACAAGCACTTCAAGCAACGTCCGGTGATTTCTGGTGTCACTGAGTTTCAGTTTGATGATCCTAAGTATGATGTAATGGACATTATTCCTGGCGTTCACTCTACTGGTAGCTACACTAGCATTGCTATCATGGGCAACATTGCTTACCCTATTGATGTGCCTAACCCAGATCAACTTGGTGACCTCAAGTATATGCTTGACTGTGGTCTGGTCATGGAATTTGCCATCGGTGAACTTGATTTCCAAGCATCACGTGAAGGCTTGTCGTACATCTCTCAAACTATTGAAGCCATCAAGCGCAAGTTCGAAGCCATCAATGCCGAACTGTCTGTGTTCTTGGCTAAAGAAGCTAACAAGATTCCCAACTTGTGGGACCGTGCCTTGTATTTGAACAAGCATCGTGATAAGTCTCTGTGGCAAGGTGCTGTTCAGAAGTACATTGATGACACTCAATTCCCTCTGTTGAATTCTGGCAAGAACGCCCGTTGGGACTCATTGAAGGCATTCAATCTCGATATCAACGACTTGAAGACCAAGTACAACATTGTTATCCGTGGCTTCTCTCGTTCACGTGGCGCTGTTGGCTGCCAGAACATCAAGACTCATCACGACACTGACCGTACAACTCAGAAAGTGTCTACATACATGGATGTTCGTGTTGATGGTGACACCTACTTTGTGTTCAACGATACTAAAGTTGGCGCGCTCGAACGTGCTAAGTTTCACTGGCGCAATCGTACCCTGACTGGCTATAGCGAGAAGGTCTATGTGCTCGAACCAGCTGATAAGACTAAGCCAATCAAGCGTACTGCTTTCCTGAAGAGTATCTACAATCCTCCAGAAACTCGTCTGATGGATGCCAGCGCACTCATGTCTAAGGAACGTGCTGACTCCTCACTCGGTAAGAACGTGACTATCATGTGTTTGGTAGAACGCAATCGTGGTTATTATCGTGATAACGAAATGGTGTGGTCTGACGCTGGTAAAGCTGATACTTTCGATGCCGCTGAAACATACTACTACTTGCCATTGAGTGGTTACCAATCACTGGGTGTGGTAGATAATGTCAAGACTCTACAGCACAACCTCAATCGTTCTGGTATCTTTACCGGCACTATCTACGGTGTTCGTAAGTCTGACATGGAGTGGGTCAAGCAACAATCTAACTGGGTAAACCTAGATATTTTTGTTAAGGCTGAATTGTCTAAGCTCGGTACCAAATCAGTCATGGAATTGGTTAAACAGTCTATTGACTTTAATTCGTTTTACACTTATAATAAGGTCATCAAGTTGGTTGATCCTAAGAGTCCTTATGTGACAATGTACAACGAATTCGCAAAAGTGAAGGACGTTGACAACGACAATCGTTATGGTCTGGAATACTTGTGCCGTGCATATGAAGTCAACACTCAAACAAATGTTGACCCAACTGCCGAAATCACTAAGTATAAGGAACAACTGATCGAAGTTAAAAAACGTTACCCTCTGTTGGGTGCAGTAACTAAGTGGAGTGCCTCTGATGAAGCAGTGGCCGAGTACATCAACGCAATCGACCAAGTAAAAGGAATTTAAAATGAGCTATCCATATCTAATCCAAGGCAGTAACATTACTGTTATTATCGGCAATAAGCCACACACAATCTCTAAGACTCATATCACTTATGAGCGAGTCAAAGAGGCTATTAAAGCAGGCGACTGGGACACTGTTCGTGATATCATCGAACCTAAGAAGATGATCTTGAACTATGGCAAAGGTCACGTTGCTATCAAGGGTGAGACTCTCTACTGGAAAGACAAAGAACTTCACAGTGCTTTGGCTACCCGTATGATTACTATGCTACAAGAAGGTTTCACTATTGAGCCAATGGTAGCGTTCATGGAAAACTTGATGACTAACCCAAGTCGTCAAGCCGTGAATGAATTGTACGGCTTCCTCGAAAAGAACAACTTGCCAATTACCCCAGACGGCCACTTCTTGGCATACAAGAAAGTTCGTGAGAACTACCTCGACTGTCATAGTGGCACTATGGATAACAGCATTGGCAACATCGTAGAGATGGAGCGTAACGAAGTTGACGACGACCGCAACAACACTTGTTCGGCAGGTCTACACTTCTGCTCACACTCTTACTTGAGTCACTTCGGTGGTGAACGTGTTGTGATTGTTAAAATCAACCCACGTGACGTTGTTAGTATTCCAAGTGATTACAATGATGCTAAGGGTCGTACATGCCGCTACGAAGTAATTGGTGAAGTTGGTGTAGATCCTGAAGACGAAGTTGAGTTCGATAAGCCAGTACAGACAAATGCTAACAGCTATATGTCACCTGAACAGAAAGCCGAAGCAGAGTTTGTAGCTCGTTGGAACGCTACACAAGATGTTTCCTTGAATGATACTCGTACATTTGAGCAACGTATGTGGGACCAGAGTGTGAAGAACGTACCTACTCAAAACTACAGTGGAGTCCCTCCAAGCACCGTCCCAACGCTGACTGAGGTAGCTCCTAAGTTCAACTGGCCACAAGCGCCTGGCAACTACGAATAAAAGTACAAACTTTTTATACCACCTTCGGGTGGTATTTTTTTGCCCAGAATTTGACAATAAGTGGAATTCCAGTTACAATTCTTGTATTGACACTGAGATTGGAACTAATATGAACAAAATCGTATTCGAAGCACAAGCCGCACAACTTCTGAAGCCTGCTCGTGCTTGCGTGAACAGTGAGTCAGCATTTGTTGCTGATAAGATTCGTGATGCTGGTCATGCCGAATTGGCAAAATCATACTGGTCATGGGTATGCTCAGCGCCCGATCGCAATCCCGAACACGCAGTAAAGGCATTCGGTGTCGAATGTTACGAGCAATATGTTAAACTTCGTGAAATCGACAAGGGCTTCACAATGCCCGAGTGGGGCTACAAGGGTACTTGATATGAGCAAGATAAATCTTATTCCAGAAGTAGAAGCAGATTGGGCTGGTATGCTCAAAGTAGCCGAGCGCATCATGTACTCGCTAGTCGCCGCCAACTTTGTGCTGGTAGTTTATCTTGTAGTTACAAGTATCTAAAGGAATCAAAATGAACATCCAAACCGTAGCAGAAAATCTGAAACACACAATCGCCGGCAAGCAGGCAATGCTAGATGGCTTGAAGGTAAGCGAGAAAGAGGGCTACTATATTATCAAGCAGTGGCTAGAAATTAACATTGAAGAACTCCAGCGTATCCTTGCTGATGTAGAGGCGTGTGAGCCACAAGTTATTTTTGCCTCGGCAATCTAAAGATGAACTTCTATTTTGAATTAGCAGAGTGTGTTACTGACCCAAGATTGGGTAGATACTTTGTCGCTCGTGATTTTGAAGACAAGCGGGCACTACTTGATAGCACCAGGTATCTTGTTATGATTAGAGAATCAGAGCGAGTGTGGGCACAAGACGGTGACAGTGTGTACTACGTAAAGAATAGAAGGGACCACGTTGGTATCAGCATCGTAGATGAAGATGAATTTCTATTAGTAATGTTGAGGAGTAGAACAGTATGATGAATGAACTAATCAAAAAATTGATGTTGAAGGCCGGCGGTGTCCTGGCACCAGCTTATGTGACTGATGAAAATGATAACAGCGTATGGACAGAGAATGCCAAAGTCGATACCATCGATATGGATGCTGAATATTTTGCCAAGTTACTTGTGCGAGAATACGGTAACATTGTTCTCCATTATACCGATGTTGATGAAGGTGTTAAAGTAGCAAACAAACATTTCGGAGCCTAAGAATAGGAGATATTATGCCACAAATTCCAGTACCAACAGCCTATAAAGTAAACATCATTGAAAGTGAGCGAGGATGGGGTTCAAAAATCGATGAGGTATTGTACTTCGACAATGAAGCCGAGGCACGTGCCTATGTCAAAAACTACAATGATACCTACAATACAGCTACCGAAGTACCAGATTGGTATATGGTCGCTGAATATGTTGGTAAAATAGGTTGACAAAAAATATAAGTCCTGATATACTACGTATAAATACACAAGAGAAGCGATAGACGCATCTCGGACATATTATAGAAAGGATTTTTCTATGTCAGTAGATTTCACATCGGCAGAAATGATTGCCGCCGTCACCGAAGCATTACCACTGGCTAATCGCCCAGCAGTAGAGGCTATTATCAAAGCATTGACAGAAAAGCTCAATGTAGAAACACCCAAACAACAAACCGTTTACGCAGTATGGACTAACACGGACTTGACCGAAGGTCGTGGTCGTGAATACGTTGAGTATTTGTGTGAGAAGAAAGCAACTGCCCTCCGTAAAGCTAAAAAGAATTATGTCATGGGCACCGATAGCCGCGTAACAGAAGAAGTACTGTTCAACGCAGGTCGCGGCTGGTACGGCCCAGTCCGTGTCATTGAACCAAGCAGAGAAGACTTGCAAGTTGAAGAACAACTTACAGCCGAAGCTAAAGCAAAAGCCGCAAAAGAAGAGGCTATTGCAAAAGCCAAGTCACTCGGATTGAGTGACGCAGACATTAAAGCATTGCGAGGTTAATATGAAAAAATACGATACTCTAGTCCTCATCGGACGCTTTCAGCCATTTCACAATGCTCACCTTGAGATTATCAAGCGTAGCACAGCCTTGTGTAATCAACTTATCGTGATTGCTGGCTCAGCCGCACAACCACGTACATACAAAAACCCATTCACTGTTGATGAACGTGCTCGTATGATTCGTGCCGCTACTGGTGGCCTGTCTATTCGAATCACTATTGAATCGAACATTGATACAATCTATAACGACCAAGCATGGGCAGTTCGTGTACAAGAAATTGTAGGTCGCAATACTATCCCTGGAGCAAAGATCGCCATCATCGGTCACAAGAAAGATGAATCCTCTTTTTATCTCGATATGTTTCCTCAATGGGGCTACGAGAACGTGGATGAAATTGAGCCATTGAGCGCTGTCAACATTCGTGACTTGTATTTCAAACGTAACGCTAACATGGCATTCATTAAGGGTGTTGTGCCTCACACTACATTTGAATTCCTCGACGAGTTCAAAGACTCTGACTCATATGAACAAATCATTCGTGAGCGTGAGTTCGTCGAAACATACAAGAAGCAATACGCATCATTGCCTTACCCACCAATATTCTCTACTGCTGATGCCGTAGTAATTCAAAGCGGCCACGTATTGATGATTCGTCGTCGTGCTGAACCTGGTCGTGGCTTGTGGGCATTGCCTGGCGGTTACGTCAACGCTAATACAGACAAGTCGGTAGAAGATGCCGCTATCCGTGAGTTGCGTGAAGAGACTATGATTAAAGTACCAGCACCTGTCCTTCGTGGTAACATCAAAGACAGTCGAGTGTTCGATGCTATCGACCGCAGTCCTCGTGGTCGCATCATTACTCACGCTTTCAAGATTGTCCTGCCTGATGGTGAGTTGCCTAAAGTTAAGGGTAGTGATGATGCTGAGAAAGCACGTTGGGTGCCCATCGCTGAGGTACGTAGTGAAGAATGTTTCGAAGACCACTACGAAATGGTACAGTGGGCTATTGGAGGTTAATATGAGAATTCAAAACTGGATGATTGAGATTGGTATTGTTGTAGTCGCTTTCGGCTCGGCAATTGGCTTAGCTGGTTGTAGTGACCAGCAACAACGTAACAGAGAACCTGTTGTTCAATATGAAGTAGAAGCCGAGGGATGTGTTGTCAAGTACATTGACAATCCTAAAGGCTACAATTTCTTTATTGCTAAGTGTCCTGCCGCTAGTGAAGTTACCACACATTCACGTGGTAAGAGTGGCGCTGGTGTAACTGTAGTAACAAGTGACGGCTTACGTAAACAACTAGCAGAAGTCGAAGCTAAAGAACGGGCTTTGGCTAAGTTGAGCGCCGACGAACGTAAACTATTGGGATTGAAATAAAATGTTGAAACACACAAAAGGTAATTTGATTGACTTAGCAGAGCAAGGTGCTTTTGATATCATTGTTCAAGGCTGTAATTGCTACAACACAATGGGCAGTGGCATCGCTCGTGAGATTCGCCAACGCTATCCTGAAGCATATGAAGTAGACCTCCAAACCGAGAAGGGCGACATTATGAAGTTGGGCAACTGGACAGCGTATGATACGGGTGCTTTCAAAATCATCAACGCTTACACCCAATACGGCTTCAATGCCGGTGGTACTACTGCTGACTTATTTGAATACACAAGTTTTCAGTTGATCCTACAGAAACTATTTGCCGAGTATGGTAAATGTGATATCGGCCTTCCTTACATTGGTATGGGTTTAGCCGGTGGTGATAAAGAAAAGATTATCAAAATGATTGAAGACTTCGCCGAGCAAGTTGACGCTCTCGGTGGAAGTGTCACGTTAGTAGAATTTGGGTGAAATCACTCAAAAAAACAGTTGACAGAAAATAGGGTTTTTGTTATACTGTATTCAAGTCCTAGAGATAGACTCTAGGCATAACAAGCGATAAGGAGCTTATCATGAAACTTAGTAAAAACATTCTTCTCAACACTGACAGTTACAAAGTCAGTATGTTCAAACAATACCCAGCAGGTACAACTGGTGTGTATTCGTATATTGAATCCCGTGGCGGACGTTACGACTCGACTGTAATGTTCGGCCTACAAGCCTTCATCAAGGAATATTTACTTGAGCCAATCACACAAGCAGACATTGATATTGCTGACGAGATTCTCACTGCTCACGGAGAACCCTTCAACCGCGCCGGATGGGAGTACATCTTATCTAAGCACAACGGTTACTTACCAGTCGTTATTCGTGCTGTACCTGAAGGCACTGTGGTTCCTGTCAAAAACGTTTTGGCAACTATTGAGAACACAGACCCTGAGTGCTACTGGCTTACCACTTACTTGGAAACTGCCTTACTACGTGCAGTCTGGTACCCAACTACTGTTGCTACTCAGTCTTGGACCATTCGTAAATTAATTCTTGACTATTTGGAGCGAACCGGTGACCCTTCCCTTATTGATTTTAAGTTGCACGATTTCGGTGCTCGTGGTGTTTCTAGCCTGGAGTCAGCGGCTATCGGAGGCGCGGCACACTTGGTTAACTTCATGGGTAGCGATACTGTTTCTGGTATTTTGTATGCTCGTGAATACTATGATGCTGGGATTAGCGGCTTTTCTATCCCTGCAGCCGAGCACTCAACAATTACTAGTTGGGGCCGTGATGGTGAAGTAGATGCTTATCGTAATATGCTTACTAACTTTGCTAAACCTGGTAGCATTGTTGCTGTGGTCAGCGATAGCTATGATGTGTTTAATGCCGCGGAGAAACTTTGGGGAGAAGAACTCCGACAAGAGGTTATTGATAGTGGCGCTGTTGTTGTCATTCGTCCTGACAGTGGCGACCCCCTTACTATCAACCAGCAGTTGATTGAGATTCTTGGTCGTAAGTTTGGTTATACAACTAACGCTAAGGGCTTCAAAGTGTTGAACAACGTCAGACTCATTCAAGGTGATGGCGTCAACGAGTTGAGCATCCGCTCTATTCTTGGTGGCTTCATGGCAATGGGCTGGTCGGCTGACAACATCGCATTCGGTATGGGTGGTGCTCTACTTCAACAAGTTGACCGCGACACTCAGAAGTTCGCTATGAAGTGTTCTAGTGCTCTCGTCAACGGTGAATGGGTTGATGTACAAAAAGATCCTGCTACTGACCCTGGCAAGAAATCCAAAGCAGGTCGTGTTCAACTATGGACTAACAGTGGTGGCGAGTTTGCCTCTAGTGTTGGTGCTCCTACTGGTTGGACTGACAAGGGTATCGGCGGCTGGACTCCTGCTCTCGTAGAAGTCTACCGCGATGGTCGACTCACTAGTGAGATTACCTTCAACGAAGTTCGTGCTAACGCTCGTCGTTAAATCGTAACTGATACATCCAAAGGCTCTTGACTGAGCCTTTGTTTTTGAGTATAATCAAAGTTCTGAAACAAATAACAAGTAACAAAGCATGGCATACTACCTAAAATCCGGCAAATCTTTTAATGTCACTTCCAAAGAAGCAATGGACTTACACGATTCATTGCCAGCTGGTAACTACACCATCAAAGAGAACCCAATGACTGGCGCTCTCTACCTAGAAATGATTGATGGTTTTGAAATCAACGGTAAGCGTTACGGTGACCTCACCAAGAACACCGACCGTATTCTCAACACATTCAATTCGCGTCCTACTACAACTGGCGTAATGCTTGCTGGTGAAAAGGGCAGTGGCAAGTCCCTACTCGCTAAGAGTGTGTCAGTATCTGCCGCTCAAATGGGAATTCCTACAATCGTAATCAACGCACCGTGGTGTGGTGACCGCTTCAACTCATTCATTCAATCTATTGACCAACCATGTGTCATCTTGTTTGACGAGTTCGAGAAGGTATACGATAGTGAGAAGCAAGAGGCTATCCTCACTCTACTCGATGGCGTGTTCCCAACTAAGAAGTTGTTTGTACTAACTTGTAACGACAAGTGGCGAATCGACTCACATATGCGTAACCGCCCTGGTCGTATCTTCTACATGATGGACTTCGTTGGCCTGACTGCTGACTTTATCATCGAATACTGTAACGACAACTTGGTCAACAAGTCTCATATCGATAAGTTGGTCAACATCGCTACCCTGTTCTCACAATTCAACTTCGATATGTTGAAGGCAGTCGTAGAAGAAATGAATCGCTACAACGAAGGCCCTGAAGATGCTCTCCGCCTCTTGAACGTCAAGCCTGAGTTTGACAGTGGCAAGTGCAAGTACAAGGTTGAACTCAATGTTGAAGGAGAACCAGTTGACCCAAAGCAACTAGAGTCACAAGAGTGGCACGGAAACCCTCTACAAAACCACGTAAGCATCGACTGGAAAAAAATCGAGGCCGCACAGACATCTTCGGATTCAGATGCTGACGAGATTTGTATCGATGACTACTCATGGGAGAATGAGCGTTTCATGCAGACTGACCTCTTGAAGATTGACTCTAAAGCTGGTCGCTTTGTATTCCAGAACGGTGAAGGTGCTAGTGTCATCTTGACCCGTATCAAGGAACGCTCTTACAACTACATGGACGTTCTCTAAACTTAGTTTGGACGAACTCAAAGGAGAATCTTGTTGACAGGGTTCTCCTTTTTTGTTATAATGAACTATGACTACTCAATTACTATTACTAATCCTGTTTTCAGTAAAGCATTTTGTCGTTGACTTCTTGCTACAGAAACCATATCAATGGATGAACAAGGGTACTTATGGGCACCCTGGCGGCATTTTACATAGTGGCTTACATGGCATTGCTACTCTTGCCGTACTATTCTTCTTTGTTGACCCTACTACTGCCATAGTGTGTGGCTTGATTGATAGCGTTGTTCACTATCATGTTGATTGGGCAAAGATGAATATCAACAAACGTATGGGTTGGACTGCTACTACTCATGAAGAGTTTTGGTTCCTAGTTGGTCTAGATCAAATGCTACACAGTCTGACATACGTGTTTATTATCTGGGGAATCAATGTTTAAATTAAAACCTGTCTATCATGATATCGCTTTACAAGTTGGCGGCGCTCACTACCCTGAAGTTGGTGGTGACTTAATACAGAAATTTGGCGATACCGTTGCTAAAGAATGTGCTCGAATCGCTAGAGAGAACAGCGATATGACCACTGCTAAGACAATCGAACTACGTTTTGGAATCATAAAAGATGGCGTATAACTTTGAACTATCAATTACAGCAACAGTAACTGGCAAAGTAGCGGAAGATATTGTTCGCTCTGTCGTAGAAGAACAAACTGGTCGTAAGATTCAAAAGATTGAACCTAAATACACCAGAGCAAGTAAGGGTTTCGGTCCTGATGTGGAAATGTATACCGAGTTTGATGGTTATACAATTACATTCGTGCCAGAAAAGGCAACAGCAAAAGCAAAATCTAGTAAGCCTGAATTCAAGGAAGACAAATATGAGTAACGATATCGCTAAATTCCTAAATAGTCGCCGCCGTCATAAAACTGACGTTCAAATTGCCCGTCAAGTAAGAATTGCCAAGGCACATGGTTTAACTAGCCGTGACAAAGCTATCAAAGAACCACACCGTCTAGCTAAACATCACACTATGGACTGTGGTAATCCTGGTTGCTTCCTTTGTGGCAACCCACGTAAGACACACAAGGATCGACTGACAGCACAAGAGAAACGCCTGTTTCAAGACGTAGAAGCGGTACGTGATCGCCACAGCAACGGACTTCAAGGAGACCAAGAATGATTCACTTAGATGGCTTAACACCTCGCCAGGTAGAACTACTTGATACCATCTGGGAAATGGATACCCAAGTAGAGGTAAATGAATTCCTCAGCACCCTAGACGAGGCAGACAAACAAAACTGCCAGACCCTAATTCGGATGCTTGTACTGGGCTTGATTGACCAGTCTGTAGACGAGCTACCAGCTTACAGGGATGCGGCTAAGGTATTGGAAAAATACCGCTTGACATAAAATACAACTTCTGATACAATATACCCTATAGCTAATAACTCTAGGGTATATTTCATGGCACAGCAAACAAAACACGTTCTACTCGAACTACTTAAAAACACAGAAGATGGAATGACGGAATTCAAGCATTGGCTCAATACAGAACTCCATCGTCAAATTGTAACAGTGGTCTTTACTAAAGCAGATGGCACAGAACGCACCATGCGTTGTACTCTAAATCCATTAGCAATGCCAACGCCAGAAATCGAAGTTCGCGAAGGCGTGACTCTGACCGAAATCAAAGAAGCAAAGACTCCACGCAAGTCAAATCCTAACGTTCGTACTTGCTATGACGTTGATGGTGAAGCGTGGAAATCATTCCGTTGGGATAGCGTCAAATCTGTAACCTACAACGATAGCGAGTACATCTAATGTCTGTATACTGGATCAACAAACTAAACGAATCTGATAGTCGTCTACACAAAGAAGCGGTTATTCAGGACGCCCTCAACATGGCAAACATTGGTGAATCCCATAGTGCCGTGTTTCTTACCCTTGCTAACTTTGCTTACAACCCGTTCATTACGTTCGGCATCAAGCAAGTGCCAACTACTGATGGTATCACCGATGCTGAGAACCCATGGAACGACTTCAATGTGTTATTGAGCCGTCTCCGTGTTCGTGCCTTGACTGGTCACGCCGCGCGTGATGCTGTTGAAGATATGAGCAAGCGTTTCGATAGTGTGGAGTGGAACGGCCTATGTCGTCCTACTATCCTCAAAGACCTTCGTGCTGGTATTTCTGAGAAGACTATCAACAAAATTGTGAAAAAGACAGGCTACGCTAT